GAAATACTCCATATCGTTTGCACAGGCAAAGGATTTGAAGATTTACACCACAAATGAGCTGAAAATTGCTGCATTTGTGAAAAAGACAGCACCACGAAACGACAACAGCCAGAGTTCAGGAAGCAGTTACACGATTGTGAGCGGCGACACGCTCTGGGGAATCGCTTCAAAGAAGCTGGGAAGCGGTACGAAGTGGACTAAGATATATGACACTAATTCCTCAATTATCGAGGAGGCGGCGAAGAAACACCGCAAGAGCGGTTCCGACCATGGACACTGGATTTATCCGGGAACGACAATCACGATACCGGCGGCATAAGGGAGGGATTGCATGATAGATTTATCAAAGATTTCCTACCGAGCCGCCGTTATTGATGAAAGCGGCAACCAGTACAATATCAAAGAGTACATTCATGGGCTGGGGTGGGAAGAAAACAAAAATGAAATTGCTGTTAGAAGCTCATTCACAGTCCGAAACGACAAGACATCCGTTGGCAAATTATCATCACTGATAAAGCCGGGGTGTCTTGTTGGCATATTTGCGACCGACGGCGTACACGACGACGAAGTAGCCAGAGGATATGTAGCCGAATGGAATCCGACATTGCAGAATAGCAGCGACGACCTGAAATGTACGAATTATGACAAGCTCTATGATTTACAGAAGTCACAGGATAACAGGTTTTATTCATCAGGAACCGGAACACAGTCGATTATAACAGGCTTGTTTGACGATTACGAGATTCCGACAAACGGATATTCAGGACCGAATGTGTCACATGGAAAGCTCAAATACAACAGTTCCTACGGTTCGGACATCATTCTTGATGTTCTGGACGACGCAAAGAAAAAGGGAGCCGGTACCTATATCATACGGTCAACGAAAGGATATACAGATGTGGTGGAGCGTGGAAGCAACACAGATGTTTATGTATTTAAGACGGATAACACAAAATCGGTCAGCCACTCAATCAGTACAGCGGAGCTCGTAACCAGAGTACGAGTTATAGGTAAAGCTGATGACGAGGGGCAGTCAAGCGTAGAAGCCACATTGAACGGTCTTACGAAATATGGTATCAGGCAGAGGATTTACACCAGAGGTTCTGATGAATCCTTAGATGACGCAAAGACAGCCGCACAGGAGATTCTTGACGACAAAGGTTCTCCAGACGAGCAAATCACATTATCGGCTCCAGATGTGCCGTATATCAGGAAAGGGGATTTGGTCTATGTCATGGCTGGAGTTTCAGACAATTATTATTATGTGAATGGAATCCGGCACGACTGCGAAACTTCCAGTATGACAATGGAGCTGGAGCTTGCAAAGACGGAAACTGTCAAAGAGAATCAGACAGAATCGAAGAAAGAATATAAAGTCGGAGATATTGTCAATTTTCATGGTGGTACTCATTATGTCAGCAGTTATTCAGGCTCAAAGGGTTACAACGCAAGAGCCGGTAAAGCAAAGATAACGATTGCAAATGGTTCAGGAAAAGCCCACCCATGGCACCTGATACATACCGACAGCTCCAGCAATGTATATGGCTGGGTTGACGACGGCACTTTTGATTAAGGAGGCGTAGGAAATGGCAGATACACAGTCATTCGATGAGAACGCCGGTACAAATAAGCTGGCGAATGTCTTATGCGACAGAATGAAACGAGAGGGGGAAACCCCTCTTGCTTTAGATTTCGGAGAAATACAGGCGAATGGTAGCCTGACAACAAATACATTTCCGGTATCAATCCCAAAGGGCGAGTATTCAATATGCCGCCATGTTGGAGGATTGAGCTTTACCATATCCGGCGGCGGTCATTCAGGACATGAGAATCAGACACCAAAGGTAAATACCGGAAGCCACAGCCATACGGTAGCACCGCCGGTAGTAAAAGCCGGAGACAGGGTGCTTGTGGCGTGGGTTCAGAACGAGGCGGTCATTATTGATGTTATCGTAAGCTCATAGAAAGGAGGCAGGCATGGCGAATACATCACTACAAATCGTGGAAGTTCCTGATTTCATAGAAGAAAGTTCAGAATATGACATCAAGTACAAGCGGACTGCAAAATGGGACGCTGAAAAGGGCGATTTTGTCAGGGACGGAGCGTACAGAATGGTGGAATGTTCAGGCGAGGAGGGCTTTATGATTTGGTGCTTCAAGATTGCACAGACGGAGCGGTATTCCTGCCTTGCCTATACAAATGACATAGGGACAGAACTGGAGGAGGCTTTAGCTGCCGACAATCAGAAAGTGGTTGAATCAATGGTTGAAAGGACACTCACAGAAGCTCTGAAAGTCAATCCACGAACAGAATATGTCACAGATTTCAGTTTCACATGGAACGCCGACGAAATGCACTGTACCTTTTTGGTAAAGGGCGTTGAGTGGGATAAATTATTCAGGATAAGCATTTGAGGAGGTGGTAGACATGGCACAACCTGAATTTATACAGCCTGATTTTATGCAGGGCAGCACAGAGGCAGAGATACACGAAAGAATGATGGCGAATCTTCCAGACGACATAGACGATATGCCGGGAGGGTTCCCTTATGATTTTACTATGCCAGCGGCTATCGAAAAATCAGAGTTCATCAATTACCACATGGCAAGAGCCTTGATGATTGCGTTTCCGCAGTACGCATGGGATGACTGGCTGGATTTGCATGGTCAGCAGGTACATCTTCCAAGACAGGAAGCACAGCACGCCTCCGGGCATATCAGAATAACCGGAACAGCCGGAGCGGAGATTTTAGCCGGTACGGTATTTTGCACACCGGCAACAGACAGTTCTCCGTCGCTTGAATTTGCAACTGATGAAGATTGTACGATAAGCGAGGAGGGAACAGTTACGGTAGCCGTTACCGCAGTAGAATCCGGTACACAGTCAAATGTGGCTGCAAAAACAATCTGTATCATGGCAAAACCTGATAAAGCCGTATCAGAGGTTATCAATGACGAGGCGGTCACAGGCGGCACAGAAACAGAGAGCAACGACGACTACTACGACAGAATAGCCGCCGAATACGCAAACAGCATGACCTATCTTGGAAATGACAGCGATTATGTACGCTGGGCAAAAGAAGCCGGTGCCGGAGATTGTATTGTGGTATCTGCCGCTGACGGTCCGGGAACGGTAAAACTGGTTCTGGTAGACAGAAACGGTCAGCCAGCAAATGAAACGCTGATAAAAGATGTTTACAACTACATTGTATCTCCAGACGACAGAGCAGCAAGGCTATTACCTACTGCGTGTGCGAAATTAAGCTGCGTAGCGGCTACGACGGTAAAGATTACCTACGAATGTACCGGATTGTCGCTTGACGGCACTACGGACTTAGAACAGGTAAAGAAAGACTTCAAGGCGGCTGTCGCATTGGTCTATGACAAAGCAAAGAATGACAGCTTACTTAGATACAATGATGTTCGACCTTTGCTGTCCGAGATAAGCGGAGTAAAGGATTTTGCCACATTCACAATGAATGGCGGCACTACAAATATTAAACTTGCACAGGAAGAATACCCAGAAACAGGCAACATGGTATTTACAGAATAGGAGGCAGTTATGGACGGAGAAAAATTCGATTTAGAACAGTTTCCTACGAGTGAAAGTGCCAAAAGAATGTTGAGTTATGTAACACCGGGATTCTATGACAATTCCTATGTTGGAAAATGGTTGTATCAGGTCATGGGACTTGAATACGACGACGCAAGGAAGCTGGCAGAGGAACTTCAATACCAGATGTTTCCTGAAACTGCCACATGGGGGCTTATGTACCACGAAATCAAGTGGGGGCTTCCGGTAAGACCGAACCTCTCATACGAGGAACGGCGACAGCTTATTTACCAGAAGCGAGATTATAAAGCCCCTATGACACCGTATCGAATGGAAACATACCTGAAAAATGCAACTGGCTTTGATGTATTTGTTGCCGACTGTCACGATTCAGGTATTTATAATTTCCAGCCAACGCACCCGAACATCTTCAAGGCATATTTTACCGGAGAGGGTACGCTGGATTCTAAAGCAGCACATGAAATGCTTGCAAAGTTAAAGCAGTCACACACGACATACATTGTAAATGACTATTCCTCATTCGAGATAGACAACAGGGAACTTGAAAAAATGCTCCTGAAGAATATCCGGATAGCAGTAAGGATTCCGTTCTGGAGAACCAGATTATTTGACGGTTCAGAAATCATGGACGGCTCACACCTGATGAATGCAGAGAGAGAATATGACCTACGGCTTGGTATCATGTACCGGGAGGGAGAGTTCAAGACAGAGCAGACCGCTATACTTGCGGTTGTTGCCGTGACTGCGAAAGTTGCATTATCAGAACAAATGAATACCGAGAAAATGACCGCCGGATTCCGCATTGATTTCTGGCGGTCATTGTATTTTGACGGCTCAATCCTGATGAATGGTAAAAACCTGATGAATTACTCCAGACAAGAGATTAAGACAACAGGAAGAATCAAGACATCCGTACAGGTACCGGAGGAGTTCGGAAATGCGACAGTTACACAACGACGGAATTTGGCATACTTTGACGGTTCACTCAAAATGGACGGTTCAAGGTTGATGAATTCAATAAATCGAAAGGAGGCTATCTAAAGCATGGCAAAGAATGTGATTATCACAAAAACAGCGAGAAAAAAGCTGTTACAGGCAAGGGCAGGGGCTATCACGCTTCCTAAAATTGTCGGTATGGTTTTTGGCTCCGGCGGCGTTGACAGCTCCGGTAATGTCATAGCACCAAGCGAGAATCAGACAAAGCTCAACCATGAGCTTTTCCGTAAGACTATCGACGGTTACAGCTTTATAAACGACACCACTTGTAGATACGAGTGTACGCTGTCGGAATCAGAGCTTGCAGGAGAGTATATCAGCGAGATAGGCTTATACGATTCTGCCGGAGATATTGTCTGCATTAAAACATTCACGAAAAAGGGTAAGGACGGCGACATTGAGATGACCTACACCCTTGATGATGTTTTCTAACAGGCAGAAAGGAGGCGTAAAGCATGAAAACCTACAAGACAAGCACACCTGAATTTAAGGATTCGGTAGAACTTATCGAACCAACAGACACAAACCATGCCGACAATGTGACGGCGGCAGATATTCAGAATTTTCAGAACACGCTCTCAAACAGAGCGTTGCTTCGTTCCCTGATTAACTTTGTGTACGATTCAGACAGCGAGAGTATCATTTCCGCATTGCCAGCGGATTTTGATAACGGAAAATTGACAATCCGTAACGACATGGCAAGCGTCAGCGGCGAAACATTGTCGCTGTCATTTGCATAATAAAACCAAAGGAGGATTTATAAAATGGCAAGCGAAATTTCAAGAATTGAAACAGGCGGCGTTTCCAGACCTATCAAGGACGAAACAGCCAGAAACGACAATCTGATTCTGCACCAGCAGGATAACAGGATTTACAAGGGCAGAAATCTTGTGACCGTATTTGCGTCAGAGATTGCAAAATACTCTGATGAATGGGCGTGGATTCATGCGAGAATCAAAGCCGCCAACTATGAGGGTATCTATGTAGGCGACTACATTCCTGTAACTATGAATAAAGAGGTTGTGAATATGCAGGTAGCCGGTATCGACACCTACTACAACACAACGGACCAGCCGGTAGGACATCATATCGACTTTATCAGTAAGGATTGCTTCACAGAAACAACCCAATGGAACACCACAAACAATAACAATGGTAACTCTGAATCTCCATATCCGTACATGGTAAGCAACCTGAAAAAGTGGCTTGATGAAACGCTCTACGGCTATCTTCCTGATAAGGTAAAGAACCAGATTGCACACAAGAGAATGTTGCTTGAGCAGCGTTATTCAAGTGCCGGAGCCTTGACGGATTCCACAGGCTGGGGCTGGCAGGATTTAGGTGCTTTATGGGTTCCGCTTGAATACGAGGTATTCGGTGCTATCGTATGGGGAACACCGGGCTGGTCTGAGGGACAGGCGGTACAGTACCCTATTTTTG